CCTTAGAGCGTCTTATCGCACTAGGGCAACAGTTCTTCCTCCACGTAGAGGCACCTTAGGTTTAATCCTTTGGGAGAGCACAAATTATTATGATTTCGATGTGAAACAAATCAATCAATACACTAAAGACACTTTTCAGTGCAATAGCAAAAGAAAATTCATTCCTATCTGACTTTGAATCAATTATTTTTCCATGAATGGTCACTTTCGTTGGGACCTTCCGGAGAAGGATCAAGTCAAATGGTAAACAATGAACAATTGACCGATACAAGGCCATAAATCTTAATGCAAAACAATATGCGTCTAACATTGAATTAACTCCAGCACCGTTCGTTAAAGGTCAGGGCTTGGAAAACCTACCTAAAGAGATTTATGCAGTGAGACGTTACCTTCGTGGTAGCAATCCGGTAATGATCCGAATGGTACTAACCTTAACGAGAATATACGAAACCCTTTACATAAAACCTAAGATTGATCTCGAAGCGATACTGACCCCCTACCACGGGAGGCTTGGTTTCAATCGAGCAATTAATCACTACGAGAGATTCCTTACCAAGATTACTTGGAAGAGATTTGGAACGTATTCCATCAAGCCGTCACAAAAGTTTATCACCCGGTCTAAAGCCGGTCCAAACGGTCCTTCTATACCAGCTTCTCAGTTGGATACACTAGCTGTCTACCAAGACAAACGGTTATTTAACGCAATGATGAAGTGGAATGACTTATTAGGTCAAACTTGACTAAATCACTACTTCGTATGAAATCTTGATCAGCTTGAGTCGTTACCAATTAAAAGCGTATTTATAGGTAAGATAGGAACAGTAGCGGAGCCAGCAGGTAAGACAAGGCTATTTGCTTATGGAGATTATTGACGAGCTAATGCTTTGGTTCCCATTCACGATTGCTTAATGACGATCCTTAGAAACTTAGGTAAAGTAGATGCAACATACGATCAACATAAAGGCTTTCGCCGATTAGGGGATGTACGAGCTAAACAATACTTCTGTTTTGATCTAAAGAAAGCATCAGATCGGTTACCGGTTATGCTGCAGTTAGTCCTAATATCCAAGCTCTTTTCCAAAGAAATTTCGGGGTTATGGTTCCAGCTTATGGTTCGACCTAGTTTCTGAATTCCATCTCTAAAGAGATTTGTTAGATGACGCGTTGGTCAACCACTTGGACTTCTTAGTTCTTGGCCTGCTTTCGCATTATTCCATCACACTCTCGTATGAATGGCTGCTAGAGACTGTCAACTTAAAGACTGACAGAACTTTTCCGCTTACATTATCTTAGGAGATGATATAGTTATTTGACACTACGGTGTGGCCAAAAGGTATCAGGCTATTTTAGAAAACTTTGGTGTTAAGATATCTATAGAGAAATCTTTTATAGGGAAACCTAACAGTGGAGTTTATGAGTTCTGCAGAAGAAATTCTGTCAATTACGAAGAAATTTCCGGTCTGAGTTGACCTTTATTGATCCAATCTACTAAGAGTATATATAACCTAGTTGACTTAATAGTTTACATGAAGGAGTCTAATTGACCCATATTGTACGATACTGGTTTAATTCCCCCCTACCTGTCATTACGAGGTAAGGATCTTCTTAATATTCTTTTATGAGAAAAGGGAGGTCCAAAGCCCAATTTAACATCGGTAACTAAGGAACTTAATCT